CGTTACTATCATCATCAACAATAGCTGATGGTGGAGTTGAAGTTATGCCTAACGTAAAGTATAGAGAAGTCATCCAGAGAGTTGAAACTGGTTCTCTGATTGCTAACGGTAGCTGTGACTTCGATGCTAGTTCATCAGTTACTTTAACAGAAGTATCTCTTGAACCAGAAGAATTTCAAGTTAACTTACAATTATGTAAGAAAGATTTTATTAACACATGGGATGCGATTCAAATGGGATATTCTGCATTTGATCAACTACCTACGTCATTCGCTGACTATTTAATCGCTCACGTAGCTGCTAAAGTAGCTGCTCAGAACGAAACAAATATTTGGCAGGGTGTAACAGCTAATCCAGGAGAGTATGATGGTTTTGAAGCTATCGCTGCCGCTGGTGGTTCAGGAGTAATTCCTGTAGCTGGTGCAGCACTGACTTCCGCTAATATTTTAGCTGAGATGCAGAAAGTAGTAGATGCAATTCCAAATACACTTTACGGAAAAGAAGAGTTGAAATTATACATTTCTCCTAAAGCTGCTAAATTATATGTACAAGTTCTTGGTGGTTTTGCTGCTACGATCGGTGCAAATGGTGTAGATAACAGAGGGACAATGTGGTATAACAACGGATCTTTATCTTATAATGGTGTTCCAATTTTTGTAGCAAGAGGATTATCTGCAGACACTATGTTTGCTGCTGAATCTACTAATCTTTTCTTCGGAACTGGATTAATGAACGATTGGAATGTCGTAAAGACAATTGATATGGCTGACATTGATGGCTCACAGAATGTAAGAGTTATCATGAGATTTACTGCTGGTTTAGCGATCGGAGTACCTCAAGACGTTGTATATTATTCATAAATAATTAACCTTATATTGGGGAGGTTTCGGCCTCCTCCATATACTAATACCTTAACAAAATGGCATGTGATATAAACTTAGGACGATTAGAACCCTGTAAGGACTCGGTTGGTGGCTTAAGAGCAATCTATTTTATAAACTACACAGAAGGTTTATTAGATAGTGCAACTTTTGACGCTGATGAGATCATTGAAGGTTTCGCATCTCCTTTAACATTATATAAATATGATCTAAAGGGTGCTAACTCATTTGATGAAACTAATGAGAATTCTAGAGACAATGGAACATCTTTCTTTACTCAAACAGGTACTATTGTACTTAAAAAGCAAGATCCTGTAACTAGAAAGCAAATGAAATTATTATCTTGGGGAAGACCTCAAGTAGTAGTTGAGTTTTACAATTACGGTCCTTCAAACGAAACGAGATACGTTATGGCTGGAATAGAGAATGGTTGTGAGGTTGCACCTTCAACTGCTTCTGGAGCGGCTATGGGAGATTTAAATGGATATAATATAACATTTACAGGAATGGAAAAAGCTCCTGCTAACTTTATTGATCCTACAATTATAGATGACACAACAAACACTGTTGTTGTTAGCGGAACGTAATTTCTTTTAATTTTCATATTTTAGAAGCCTCTAGTAATAGGGGCTTTTTTTTTAACAAAAAACTGATTTATTTGTTTTATAAAAAACATGATCATGATAATATTATCAACATCCGCATCTTCGTTGCCTTTAAGGTTTATTCCTAGAGAATATAACGCGGACAAGGTTGTGATCACAGATGAAGATACCAATAAAAGTGTTGAATATACAGGACTTACTTTTACAGAAGTTGCTTATTATTTAGACACAAATATAACTTTTAATCCAGTTTTAAAAGAAGGAACTTTTTATGTTTTGAATGTCGAATATCAAGGAAAGTCTGTTTATAGAGATAGAATATTTTGTACTGATCAAGCACCTTCTTCAAGTTATACCATTAATAAAGATGAGTATAAAGAGCACGAAACAACAAATGAATACATAGTCCTATGACAAACGAATTATACATAGCTAATTTAGCGGCTTACACAGCTCCTCAAATAGTAGAAATCAAAGGAAAAGAGTGGATTTACTATGGAGAAGACAATGACTATTTTAATTATTTGATAAGTCTATATTTAAACTCAACAACAAATCATTCGATTATCAATGGAATTTCAAACCAAGTATATGGTAGAGGGATTTCTGCTTTAGATGCTGATAAGAAACCAGAGCAATACGCTCAAATGATGATTATTTTTGATAAAGATTGCTTAAGAAAATATATTAAAGATTTTAAGATTTTTGGAATGGCTGCTTTACAAATTTTATATAAAGATGGTAAAGTAGTAAAAGCGAAGCATTTTCCAATGGAAACTTTAAGAGCAGAAAAATGTAATGAAGAAGGAGAGATCGAAGCTTGGTATTATTCAAATGATTGGCAAGAAGTAAAAACAAGAAGATTAGAACCAACTAGAATTCCGGCATTTGGAAAAGGTGGTAAAAACCAAAATGAAATGTTTGTGCTTGCTCCATACGTACCAGGACATTATTATTATTCACCTTGTGATTATACAGGAGGATTGCCTTACGCAAAACTAGAGGATGAAATTGGTGATTATTTAATAAACGACACTATCAATAATTTTTCAGGAACTAAGGTTGTAAACTTTAATAATGGAGTCCCTACGCCAGAAAAAATGCAACAGATAAAATCTGATGTAATGCAAAAGCTCACAGGCGCTCGTGGTGAAAAGGTAATTGTAGCATTTAATAATAACAGCGAATCCAAAACAACTGTTGATGATATACCGCTTAATGACGCTCCAGCGCATTACCAATACCTTTCTGAAGAATGTTTTAAGAAACTAATTGTAGCACATAGAGTCACCTCTCCAATGCTTTTAGGTATTAGAGAAGGAAATAACGGCTTAGGAAATAATGCAGATGAAATAGAAACAGCAACATTGTTAATGGATAATATTGTTATTAAAAGTTATCAAGATCAGATTATTGATTCTATGGATAAAATACTTGCTATTAATGAAATCGCATTAGATTTGTATTTTAAAACACTTAAACCTTTAGCGTTTAACGACATTGATCAACTTGAGGGTGTTAATGAAGATGTAGCTGAGGAAGAAACAGGTGTTGAAATGAGTAAGGTGCCACATTTAGACGATGAATTAGGAAAGCAAATATTAGCTAATTTGCAAGGAGAAAAAATATCTGAAGATTGGGTAGTTACAGATGTTAGAGAAGTAGATGATGAAAATTCTACTCCTGAAGATTGGGTAGCTGCATCACTTGTAGATAAAAAAGAAACTACTCTAGATAAAGTAAAAAAAGTTTTATTTAATAATCCTAGTCCTATAGCTTATAGCGAAGGTAAATGGTCTGTATTAGATTCAGATAATTATAAAATAAGATATGTTTATTTTCAAAAATCTAAAGCAAAATCTATACAAAGAGATGAAGACGGTAAAAGAAAAAGTACTTATAAAACTAGACCATTTTGTGAAAACATGATGAGTTTAGCAAAGCAAGGTGTTGTCTACAGAATTGAAGATATTGATGAAGCTAGTAGAGAAGGGATTAATGGAGGTTTTGCACCTGAAGGTGAAGACACCTATGATCTTTTTAAATACAAAGGAGGATGTTATTGCAGACATGCCTGGAAGCAAGTACTATATAGAAGAAAAAAAGGAGCTGATGTTTCACCTGATTTAAAGAATTATAGAAGAACAGGATCAATTCCTAAAAGATACGAAAGAAACCCATGGGGAAGTAAAGATGCTAAAAAAGCAACTTTTGATTTACCTAATCACGGATCACTAAAATACACATACTAATGGCAACAGCATTATTTATAACAACTAAAGACATGAAACGCTACTCGGTATTATCCGGGAACGTTGATCCTGATAAGTTTATTTACATGGTTGAAATTGCCATGGACACTCAGGTTCAAAATTATACTGGAACAGTTTTATATGAAAAAATACAAGATTTAATAGTTACAGGTGATATAGCATTGCCTGCAAATGATAAATACAAAACTTTATTAGAAACTTATTTAAAGCCAATGACTATTTATTGGGCTTTGACAACTTATATGCCATTTGCGGCTTATACTGTTGCTAACGGAGGAGTTTACAAACATACTTCAGAGTCTGCTGTAACTGTAGAAAAAAATGAAGTAGATTATTTGCAAGAAAAATATAGAGACATTGCGCAATTTTATACTAATAATTTTATAGATTTCATGTGTTACAATCAAAGTACTTATCCAGAGTACAACGAGAATAAAGAAGATGATTTCTATCCAGATACAACATCTGATTTTGGCGGTTGGGTTTTATGAGTTATAAAATAAAAGAGAAAAACATATTAAGGTTAAAACAATATTTGGAAAAATATGGAGTGGTATACGACAACAAGTCTAGGAATAAAAATAACATACAAAAAAAATAAATAATGTTTGGAGAAATATATTATACGACGTGGTTTGGTCAACCTCAATCTGAAGGTTATGGAAGTAATTATTATAATAATGGCCAAGAAATAATAAATGGTGATTTTTTAAATTCAGCTAATCCTTCTTTCGGTTGGAATGTTGGTCCTGGTTGGGTAATACAACTTAATAATGCTAATGTAAATAATAATGGCACAACGCAGTGTACTCAACTTTTAGGAGAAGTAGAAATTAATGAAACTTATGAGATTGCCGGAACAGTATTTAATTACACGCAAGGTACTTTACAGCCTCAATTTGGTGGTCAAGTAATTGGTGGAGTTGCTTCTAATGGGGATTTTAAATTGACTGTTACCTCTAATTCTAATAACCCAACATTATACTTATATGCGATTGCCAACCCGCAATATTCAGTTAGAAATTTAACCCTTAGGAAAGTAGTTTCATGATAGAAAAAATAAACAAAATTCAAAAAGACAAATTGTTACATTACTTAGCTGGTTCTGTAATATCATTCCCGTTAATACTTTTTTTCGGTTTATATGGATTTGCTGTTAGCTTTTTAATTTTTGCAGCTAAAGAAATAATCTATGATCACTTATTAAAATTAGGAACACTTGATCACGAAGACTTTTTATGGTCACTTGCACCAGCGTTAAAATTTTTAATTTTTTATTATGTATAAAAGTAATACAAATCCAATATACGCGTATATGCCTGCAGGTTATAAAGCGGATTTTATTCCACCTGTGATCGGAAACGAACTAGATAGGTTTACATTTACGAGAAACTCAGTTGGTTCGAGAAGAAAAAAAGATGGTTTAATAGAGCAAATGCCTGTGGATGTTCCAAGATTAAATTATGATTATAAAACTAATTGCCCTTATTTATTGTTAGAAGATAAAACTTCAAATCTACTTCCAAATTCAGAAGATTTTACACAGTCAAATTGGACTACTACAAATTTAAACATATCAACTAATCAATTTGCGGCTCCTGATGGAACAAATACAGGTATGAAATTAACTGTAGGCTCTACTGGTGAAAGATATGCTAGTGATAATGTTACTTTAGCAATTGGAGAAAAAGCACAAATATCTTGTTTTGCAAAAGCCGGTACTTCTGGTTTTTTTGCATTATCATGTGTAGATGCTTTTGGACCTACAACTGATGAAGCTATAGGAACTTTTGATCTAGTAAGAGGGATCGTTGGTGTTACTAGTTTAAGCTCAGGTCTAACACCTGTTTTATCTATAGAACCTTATAACAATGGATGGTACAGATGCATCATGGAATTTACTGCTTCTTCTAACGGCGCTTGGAACGCTCGAATTGTAGCATCTGCACAAGCAATTGACGATCTAACTGCCCCTTCAGGCGATTTTGTTTATGCTTGGGGAGCACAAGCAGAAGTTAGTCAAGAGTGCACGTCCTACATGAAAACAGGTGCTAGCATTTTTACAAGAGTGCAAGAAAGCGCAGTAGAGGCTTTAAGGAGTACACCTATTAGATCACCTTTAGGAGCATTATATTTAGAGTATGAAAACACAGCTGACCCTGTAACAGGAACAAGAGCAATAAGTCTTAGTGACGGGACTAGAGATGACATGGTTGAAATTAGAGAGGAAGGAGTAACAACTGGAAGGATGGTTGTAGAAGTTGTTGTAAAGGGTGTACAGCAAGCACTTGTTAATGTTGACAATACTCGACTTTTAGAACGAAATAAAATTGCTGTAGTCTGGGGTGTTAAAGGTGACATACGTACATATTTGAATGGTGTAGCGATTTCATTGGTAGAACCAATAAACACTTTTTTACCTGGGGTTCTAAATAGACTAAACTTAGCAGATCCTACGGGTGCTGACAATTATCATGGACATATATATGACTTGAGAGTTTATGATGTTATGAGATTTAATATGAGTTCAGAAGAAATAGATAAATTTTTTACAACTTTAACTAATTAATATGCCACTACCAAAACCAAAAAAAGGAGAAAAACAAAATGAGTTTATGACTAGATGCTTAGATAAAGCCTTAACTGAATTCCCTAAGGATCAGGCTATGGCTGTTTGCTATGATATATTTAGAAATGATAAAAACAAGTAAGGAGATGAATAAATTGAGTGATCAAACAGAGGTAACTTTAGATGTTAAAACAATAACAACGATTGTAGGTTTTGCAGTTGCCTTAGCAAGTATGTATTTTGCATTAAAATCTGATATAGCAACAGCTATGGAAAAACCCGACCCTGTGATTAGCAGGCAAGAATATGATTTAAAAGATAATGCAATAAGAAGTGAAATACAAACTAACAGAGAATTAATAGAAAAGAATTTTGGTAAGTTAGAAACAATCGAGCAGCGATTATACGAATTAAGAAGAAAATGAGACTAATTATTTTTATTTTAATGTTTTTAATACCTGTATCTTCTGGATCTGAAATAAAAGATCTTAAGATTATTAAGGTTTTACAAATTAATAGCAAGTGGAATAAAAAAAATAATGTTGATCTTTCTAAATTAAAAAATTGTGTAGTTGATTTTGGTTGGTACGAAGATCAATCTAAAGAAGCACAGTCAGTAATTAGAAAAGTTCCCGTGATCATCATTTATAGTAATAAAAAACCCGTGCATAAATGGGAGGCTGATTTAAGCTTTAAATTAAATTTAGCTATTGAAGAAGTACAAAGAAAAGTAAATGAACACAAATGACCAAAAATTTTACTAAAAAAGAATTTGAGTGCAAAGGTGGCTGTGAAATGCCTGAAGAGGTCTATTTTAATATAGTTAAAGTTGCTACTCAATTACAGTATTTAAGAGACTATTTAAATAAACCTATAAAAATAAATAGTGGTTTTAGATGCGAGAGTCATAACGAAAAAATAGGAGGAGTAAAACATAGTCAACATAAATTAGGTAAAGCTGCTGATATAGTTGTAGAAGGTATAAAACCAGAATTTGTTTATCATTATATAAATGATGCAATAAGTAATGGAGAGATGTTGCAAGGTGGTCTAGGCTTATATGAAACATTTGTTCATTATGATATAAGAGGAACTAAAGCGAGATGGAATGGCTAAAAAATTCAAAGATACTAAAGTCGGTAAATTTTTAATTGGTGAAAAAGGTTTGTTTAAACAATTTGCTAATATAATACCCGATAACACTGTTTTAGGCGCGTTTAAGGGACTTATACTTGAAAACGATAAGATCAGTCAACAGGAAAAAGAAACCGCATTAGAACTATTAAAAATGGATAATGTAGAGATGCAAGAAATATCTAAACGTTGGAGTAGTGATATGGTTAGTGATTCTTGGCTTAGTAAAAACGTAAGACCTTTAACTTTAGTTTTTTTCAGTTTATCATACGTTATAGGTTGGTTTGCAAAATATCCGTTAGAAGAAATAAGCGGAGTCTTAAGTATTATTATTGCAGCCTATTTTGGTAGTAGAGGAGTTGAAAAATTTACTAAAATAAAAAACAATTAAATTAAAAAAATAGATGGCAAGAAGTAAAAATGTAAATCCTGTAGTGCACAGGTCAAAGTCTAAAAAAAGACCAGGCGTTCATTCTAAAAATAATACTTCATCATTAAAATCTTCAAAAAATTACAAAAAGAAATACAGAGCTCAAGGCAGATAAATAATAAATTATTAAGATATATATTTAATTTATTTATTCTTAATATAATTATATATTTAATATATATATTTATTCTTATTTAGACACGTACGTGATATATATATAAACAAATGTCTATAACTTTTTATCCTATTACATAATAATTTTTATAATTTTAAAGAGTGAGAAAAATAAGTCGTAAATCATTGATCAAAAAACTAGATACTGTTTTTAGTAGATGGATACGATTAAGAAACGCTAAGAACGATATAGCGGAATGTGTTACTTGTGGAAAAAGGGATAATTATAAGAAGCTACAGGCCGGCCATTTTATAAGTAGAAAAAATTATAGTACGCGCTGGGATCCTCAAAATGTACAAGTGCAATGCGTTGCTTGTAATGTCTACCGGTATGGTGAGCAATACAAATTTGGAAAGTGGTTAGACAATAAGTTTGGAATTGGAACTACTGATGAACTTTACAATAAAGGTCAGAAGATCACAAAATTTTCTGATGATGAAATTAAAGATAAAATTGATTACTTTAAACAGCTAATCGATTTGCTATAATTCTTGTTTTTTTTGTTTTATGTGTGAAAAGGGGGTGATTTAATCATTCCCTTTTTTGTTAATTAAATGTTAAATATTTTTTTTTATTCAACTTAATTTGTAATTTTAAAGAAAAACATGAACGAAAAAACAAATCAATATTATATTTACAAAGATGGCAAGTTATATTCTAAAGTCCATGGTGCTATGCAAGCTGAGGTTATTGCTTACAATCAAAAAGCATCAGTGTATTACGCCTATAACGGTCACGAAACATTTATAAATAGCTATGAGTAAAAGAAACGAAGGGAAAACAGCTAGATCAACAATGTTCGAATTTCAAGAAATGCAAATCGAAGCATGTAGAGAATTAAACAACGAATATTATGTTGAAATACTTGAATTGAAAAAAAGCAATGATGATCTAAAAAAAATAATCATAGACTTGTTAGATAAAAATTGCAAGGAAAGTTTTAAGGAAAGTGTTAGTGGTTTCATTTTTCAAGATGCCAAAAATAATGCAGACTAAGGAAGAGGTTTTACAACAAATATATTTTAATAATTGTTTTGAACAATTAAGTAAAACAATGATAGCTTTAACAAAAGCAAATCCTAATAATAGAAAATTAAAAGAGTTAAGTTCTAAAATCAGAGAGATGTTTTTTCATTTTAATAGTGTACATTTAAACAATAAACTTTTAAAAAGTGAAAACAACGAGGTTAGCTACGAAGTTAAAAAATTAAGATTAGAAGTAAGAGAATTAAAAAAACAAATAAAAAAATATGAACAAGGATAAATTAAAAGCTCTATATATTCAATATGGACTTACTAAAGAAGATGTATTTAAACATCAACATTACGTGATCATTACAAGATCAGGTATAGAAAAAATACAAAGCCAAGCAGATATTAATGTAGAATTTGAATCTAAAGTTTTAGAAAGAGATTTTGCAGTAATAAAAGCTACAGCATACATTGATGCCAAAAAGTTAATACAAACTTTTGGATCTGCTTTAAAAGGTGATTTTAAAAATGGTAATTGTAACACCTGGTATGTGGCAGAAATGGCAGAAAAAAGAGCTCTATCAAGAGCAGTCTTAAAAGTTACAGGTTTTTATGAGCTTGGAGTATTTGGAGAAGATGAATCTGATGATTTTAAAAGACCTAGAGTAGAACCTAAACAATTAATAAATAAATAAATATGGGACACATGTTAAGTTTGCGGTTAAACGTTGCCGCCTTACCTAAAGACAAAATGGTCAAAGGTGAGAAAGGAGTTTACATTGATCTAACGTTAAGCATAGATGATCAAGAAAATCAATTTAAGCAATCAGTTTCAAGTTGGATTGCTCAAAGCAAAGAAGAAAGAGATCAAAAAAAGCCAAGACAATATACAGGAAACGGTAGATGTTTTTGGACAAACGGATCTCCTTTGCCTGTCAATATGGAGAAAAAAGATACACCAGTAATAACAAAAGAAGAAGATAATATAGACCTACCATTTGACTTATAGTAAATGTTTAAACTAACCGACGAACAATTAAGATCTATTGAAGACCAGTGCTTCGTAGACACAACTAACGATGTAAAATATCCACCGTTGGCTTTGTCGTTTGGGACTAATATTATTAAAACCAAAAAGGGAAATATAGAGTTGCCGATTCCAATAGGAACTTACGGCAACTTTTCTTTTGTACAGGCTCCACCAAAAACTTTAAAGACTTACTTTATAAGCTTATTAGCTAGTGTTTATTTAAGCGGAACTAATAAGTATGGAGGAGATATTAAGGGTTATCGAGGTGATAAATGCTTAATTCATTTTGATACAGAACAAGGCAAGTTTCATGCTCATAGAACTTTTAGAAGAGTTATAGACATGAATGAAAATGCTGATAAACAATGTTATCACACTTTTGGATTAAGAACCGTTTCATATAAACACCGTATTGCATTCATAGAACATTACTTGCAAAATAAAATTAAAAAAGGTAAGGTCGGCTTAGTTGTCATAGATGGCATTGCAGATCTTTGTAATGACGTTAATAATATTGAGCAGTCAAATGATGTTGTGCAAAAAATAATGGAATGGAGTCAAATATTCAATTGCCACATAATTACAATAATACACACTAACCACGGAAATTCGGAAAAACCAACCGGTCATTTAGGTAGTTTTTTAGAAAAGAAAGCGGAAACACAAATACAACTAAGCAAAAATTCAACACATCATGGTTGGATTTCAGTAACATGCAAAAGATCAAGAGGATATAGCTTTGAACAATTTAGCTTTAAAATAAACGATTATGGATTACCACAGGTGATCACAGACTTATATAACCCTCTAAAAGATTTTGAATGAAATGGCTTGAACTTATTGCAAAGCAACATGACGACTGGATATTAATGGCTAAAAAAATGGGTGGCAAAAGTTACTCAGAAGACATAGTACAAGAAGCATATATAAAAATACATTTATATACTGATCCAAACAAGATTATTAAAAACGGAAAAGTTTCTAAAGGTTATATGTTTTTTGTAATTAGATCAATATTTTTAGATTATGTAATTAACAAAAATAAAATTAAGAAAATAAACATAGATGATTTTTACAAGGATGATGGCTTTAAAGAAATTAAGCAAGAACATTTACCAAGATTTACTTCAGATGATAACTTAGAAGAAGAAAAAGCTTTTGGCAGATTGATTAATAAAATGGATAAAGAGTTAGAAAATTGGAATTGGTATAATAAAAGAATTTTTGAGATATATAGAGACACGCCTTTAAGCATTAGAGGTATGGCTAAAGAAACAGGTATTAGTTTTGTCAATATATTTCACACCTTAAAAAAAGGTAAACAAACAATGAGAGACAAATTCAACGAGGATTACGAAGACTATATTAACGGAGACTTTAACCAAATTTAACTATTATGAAAGAACCAAAAGACAAACGTACTAAAGCGTACAAAGAATGGAAACAAAATTTTGACAAGGCTAGCGATGGGCTAGGCGACACAATTGAAAAAATCACTAAAGCAACAGGTATTAAAAAGGTTGTAGAGTGGGCTGCTGGAGAAGATTGTGGATGTGACGAAAGAAAACAAAGATTAAATAGATTATTTAGATACAATAAGCCATTATGCTTAGAAGAAGATGAATATAATTATCTTAGTAATTTCTATAAAACTCATAGAGGTGTGATCAAACCACAAACTCAAGCGGATCTACTTAAGATCTATAATAGAATATTTAGAACTAATAAAGAAAAATCAACATGTGGTAGTTGTGTTAAGTCAATGATAGGTGAGTTGCAAAAAGTATTTAAAACTTATGAAACCTTATAGACCAAGATTAACAGGCAATAAAGCCGAGGCTTTTAAATATCTAACTCAAAGAGTTAACAGAGTTTTAATTATAGGTGATTTACATGAGCCTTTTTGTTTGGACTCATATTTAGATCATTGTATTGAGACATATAAAAAATATAATTGCAACAAAGTGATTTTTATTGGAGATGTAATTGACAATCATTATTCTAGTTATCATGAGACAGACACGGAGGCTTTAGGTGGAGCAGATGAATTAGAACTAGCTATCCGCAGAATAAGCAGATGGTATAAAGCTTTCCCTAAGGCAACCGTGACTATCGGAAATCATGACAGAATTATTATGAGAAAAGCACAAACAAGTGCAGTACCTAAAAAATGGATTAAGGCATATAAAGATGTGTTAGAAGTTCCTGGTTGGAATTTTGTAGACAGATTTGTTTTAGACAATGTTCAATATATTCATGGCGAGGCCGGAACAGCTAGAACAAAATGCAAGGCAGACATGCAAAGCACCGTTCAGGGACATCTTCACACTCAATGTTATACTGAGTTTTTTGTAGGTCAAAACTTTAAAGTCTTTGGAATGCAAGTTGGATGTGGAATAGATTCATCTGCTTACGCTATGGCTTATGCTAAACGAGGCAAAAAGCCTGCAATCGCTTGCTCGGTAGTGATCAATGGCAAGATAGCTATTAATGAACCTATGGATTTGTAAATGTTAAAATTTTGTTAAATATTTTTTTTTATAAACATTTGTTTATATATTCGTTGGTATGATAACAGTAGATTTTGACACTAGGATTTTTACAGCAGTCGAAAACCAAGACAACGGAAATGTTGAGGTGTATCTTACCAAGGAAGCTCGTGAAGCTTTAGGATTAGGTTACCCACACATTGCTGTCGAGGTAGCGCAGGGCAACTCACTTGACAGTGGAATTGCTATTGCGGAAGACAACAAGCTGTAGATCAACTTAAGGGCCGTGAATAATAGTAGCGGCCTTTATTTTTAAATTATAAAATATGAAAAAACCAAAAAAATATACTCATAACGAAAGGATGTCAAGAATGGAAAAAGTATTGACAACTTATTACGTAATAATACAGAGCTTGCAAAAACGAGTTCAGATCTTAGAGGATAAATTAGGTATAAAAAAAGAAGACAATGATAGTTCTGTTTGATGCCGATAGTTTAATTTATTCTTCATGTATAAATGTTGAAGATCTAGAAGATGCTTGCGCTAAATTTGACGAAGTATTAATGTCAATAGTTAACAAGATAGATGAGGATTACGACGTTAAAGAGTTAATTGTATTTAACAGTGCTAAAGGTAACTTTAGAAAGATCCTAATGAATTCATACAAGGCAAATAGAACTCAGCCAAAGCCTCCACTATTAAGCCAACTATCTGATCATGTAACAAAAGAATACAATAGTAGGATAGCTTATGGAATGGAAACAGATGACTTAGTTGCAATATATTGGAATAAGTTACAAAAAGAATTTGGTCGTGATCATGTTACAATTGTGGCTATAGATAAAGATTACAAACAACTTCCCTGCTTACTTTATAACTACCACGTTAAACATCAAAAAATGTATAATATTTCAGAGCTAGAAGCAATAAACAATTTTTATACACAAATGATAGTAGGTGATACTGCAGACAATGTAAACTTCTGTAAGGGATACGGTGTTAAGTATGCAGAAAAAATATTTAAGAACTGCAAAAGTAGATACCAATTTATAAGAAAAACATTTGAACTATTTAAAACAATTTATAAATCAAAAGCACGTGAAAAATTTATTACGTGTCACACTTTATTAAAACTAAGAACATGAGTAATATATTACAAAAAGCAAATGAGATTATTAATTTAAGATCAGAAGAAAAAGAGAGGACTTACGGCCCTTTCTCAGACGGCATGAAAAGAGCCGCTAAGATAGCGTCAGGCGCTACAGGTAAAGACATAACTACCGAAGACATGTATATGTGCATGGTTGCTTTAAAACTATCTAGAGAGTCTTATAATCACAAAGAAGATAACTTGCTCGATGCTGTTGCATATTTAGGAGCCTTAAATAATTTACACCATGGGAGATAACGCTTGTATGATCAACCTACTTGGTAATGTGCCAAATAGAATGAATTCACATAATGCTGGTTGGACTCATTGTCTTAAAAGCATTGCTAATAATAGATCTGATTACGATATAGAAATAATCAACGAACCTTCTAGGATACATGAATTTAGGACTGTTATAATTAACAACGGTATAAATTATAAAAAAGATGTTTGGAATTTTTTTGGAGGAGTACAACAGAAAACATTAGACTATTTACATGAGTTAAGTAAATATAAAGGTTTATTGTTTACGTTTAATGAAGCTATAGATTTTAGATCATTATTAAAAAGAAAAGAAATAAATACTATCCCTAATAAACAAGTATATTGTGGAAGTACAATAGATAAAAAATTAATACTAGGTGATTCTCATTCTTTATCTATATACAAATCAGGTTGGGGAATAAATAGACTAGATGGTAAAACATTACATGGGTTTTTAAAAGATCCTTATAAGTATTTCGATAAAGAAAACACTACTGATCTAACTTTGTATTTTGGTAATATAGATGTAAGATTCCATTTAATGAGACAACCAAATCCTGAGCAAGCTGTTTGCGTATTAGTAAACAAGCTAATTGAATTTATTGCAGAGATAAGTCCTAAGATCAATGTCACTGTTCAAGAGTTATTACCTATAGAAGATGAATCAAGAAAAATACCAGGATCTGGAATGTATAAAGGACAACCGTTTTATGGTAGTAAGGAAGCAAGGCAAAACTTGGTTAACTTATTTAATATATTGATCAAAGATTCTATAGACAAAAACCATCCTTATAATGTTCAAGAAATGTGGTTAGAATATCCATTACATTTTGATTGTATGGAAGCGAGACAATCTGTTCATGTTAGACCGGATTTTTATTTACACAAAAATACTTTTATAAATGATACAAGAGTTCCAACTTTATTATAATAAAGCAAGGTTAAATCAAGAAAGATTATACCAAGGTTACGATTGGACTGAGGAAGATATTGATGATGATCTAATCTGGCACGTGCCTATTTACGATGTAGTTAATAGGAGATATGCAGCGTTCAGTAGTTTATTAGAAGCTATTAGAAAAAAAGAAACAGATCCTAAAGGCAATGGCGAATATTTTAAATATGCAGATGTTAATGATTTTGATTTCATGTTGCTATGTTACTTGTTTAGATTATGTGGTAGTGGGATTAATTATTTCCCAAAGACTAATCATCCTTACGGCACTCATGGTTTCGGTAATTTTTGGATAGTCGATAGTTTACTAAACGAAAGGCTAACATTTAATGAATGGATGGAGGATCTACCTGAAAAAAAGTTTAGTGATAACAAAGGTTATTTACTGCCTATGATTTCTAAAGGTTTAAGGAATTTTATATTGGAAGATAGTTATAAATTAGTTAACTACATATTAGATAACATGTGGGGATTAGAAATATATGAGGTTGTAGATCTAGGTAACGAGTGGTTATTACGAAGAGGATATAAAAGACAGAACTTTGTTTTATGTGCTTTTGCAATGGATCTAGCCGAGTACTTTCCTAAAATAATAACAAGACATAGTAATGTTTACGTGGGATCTAATGCTAGAAAATGTTTAAAAGAAATATTCCCTAACACTAAGGGGATTGGTTCTAACCTAAAAGCAACTAATGATTGTCTTGAGCACTTATGTGCTTTAACAGGAGGACACAGTTTTAAATACGATATGGAAGATGTTGCATGTGATTTTATAAGATATAAAAACAACTTTCAGAGTAAGCATCATATAGAATATAATAACGGCATAAAATATTATAACAATGTTTTTAAATAAACAGACTTACATAGAAAATAAAGACTTAATTAAATATGATCTAAAAGAATATTTAAGTGTCACTAGTGGTTTTAAATCTACGTTTGATCCTTTTGTTGTAAAAAATATAAATGGATTTAATGTAATAGATGAATCAGAAGCTTGTAGCGTTGGCTATAAAGCCAGATCAGCTGAATTTTTAATGCTAGAGTTGCAAAGTTTAAATGTAAAACATATTGTCTACGTTCAACCAAGAAGAGGTTATGCAGGTATTTCTTTAGCTTGGCTTTGTAAACAATATAATATGAAGTTAACTTTAGTAATGCCATCATCTAAAGAGGTTAGTGATCATCAAGCTCTATGTATTGAGTTAGGCGCCGAGGCTAAGTTTGTAAGAATAGCAGCGATGCCAAATGCTAATAAGTACGCTAAAGAGTATGCTGATAAGATAGGTGCTTTCTTTGTCCCTTTAGGATTAAATCATCCTCATGTTATAGCTGGAGGAGTTAGAGTTATTTATGATTATTTTAAAGACAAACAAAAACCTAAGACAATGTGGAGTGTAATAAGTACAGGTGTTTTACAAAGGTCACTACAAATAGCTTTGCCAGATACTGAGTTTAAAGCAGTAGCGGTTGCTAGAAATATACAACAAGGCGAATTAGGGCGCGCCGAGTTCTACAGTTATCATAAGCCCTTTAACAGTCTATCGGATTTAATACCGGATAAATTTGATTGCGAGAATAGTTATGACTCAAAAGGCTGGCACTATATGTGCGAATATGGAAATAAAGGAGATTGGTTTTTTAGTGTAGCCGGTAACGCTAGGAAGCCAATAATAGACAAGAGTCTAATTAGATCTTACAGAGATTGGAACGACTTAAAAGATTTTAAAATATGATCTACAACAATGTGACAGAGGCTTTCGAGTCTTTATATAAGGAAATTGATAAAGTAGAAGAGGGACCTAATGGAACTAAAGCTATTTATAATAAATGCTTTACTATTTTAGACACTAGCAAGTTAGTTGTAAAAACACCTTGGCGTAAATTTAAAACTACTTATGCTGAACGTGAATGGATTTGGTATGTTTCAGGAAATAGAAATGCAGAAGATATTGCAAAACACGCTAAAATTTGGTATGATCACATGGATGAGAATGGTAACGTCAACTCTAATTATGGTTGGCAATGGTGGAGAAATGATCAATATCGTTACGTTGTTGAAGAATTAAAATATAATAGATTCTCAAGACGAGCAGTCATTACTTTATATGACGGTAAAGAATGGGAAGAATACGAAAAAGATACTCCTTGCACACTAGCAATTAAGTTTTATTTTAAAAGTGATCCAAGAGTTTTACACATGTCTGTTGTTATGAGAAGCAATGATTTGTGGTTTGGATTTTGTAATGATGCTTATTGTTTTATTAAATTACACCAGTCAATGTGCGAAGACTTAAATGTAATACAAGGAGAGTATACTCATTTCGCGCAAAATTTACATTTATACCCAAGACATTATGGAAAAAACATTTGAATTAATTAGATTATGGGCGCAAGAGCGTGACATATATACAAAAGGAAATTCACATACTCAATACGTGAAATTTCAAGAAGAAGCTGGAGAACTAGCAAAAGCTTTATTAAAAAAAGATAGGGAGGAAATAATAGATTCTATCGGAGATATTGTGGTTGTTCTAACTAATTTAGCGCACATGGAAGGATTAAGTATTGAGGATTGTATTGTTACGGCTTATTTAGAAATAAGAAAAAGAAAAGGATCTATGATAAATGGAACTTTTGTGAAACAAACAAAAGACAGTGATCACATAATTTCGGGAACAGAATGAGAAGATATATAGCTAAGATTTTAATACCATTAGAATTGCAATCTGAAAAAGTAGGCTATGTAGGCGAGAGATTGTTTAAGATGTGGTGGAGAAATAACTTTCATGACGAACCAATATTTAAGCAGAAAGCGGATAGAGAATATCAGCAAATAGACTTCTCCGATAGTAAAGGTTACACATACCAAGTAAAAACAACAAGCAAGAAAAGTTATACTTTTAACTGTAATGTAGATAAAATAAAAGATCATTTAAATGCAGATTTTTATATTTTTATACAACTAAAAGAGCATTATGCTTATCTTGAAACTATTTACAAAAAAGAGTATGTGTTAACAAATATTAAAAAGAGTTGGATTAATGATACGTGTTACGTTAAAGCGAGAGACCTCCAACAACAAGAGATCGATATTAGATAAGCAAATAATAGATGATTATTATTTACTAGTTATATATGAGATAGAAAGAGGTGAAGCAATTGAGAATATAGAAATCATGCTTAAAGAATATGAAAGCAGAGAGATGTATTTAGAATGCGCTGGAATTTATAAAGCCATTGATCACATTAAATTCTTTGCAATATATGAACTAATAATAAGGTTGTGCTTAGATGAGCAAACAGATAATATAAAAATTAATTATGACAAGCGAGAGTATTAAAAATAAAATAAATAACAGGTTAAACATAGATATTACGAGAAACACTAGAGATAGAAAACATGTTTACGCTAGAGCAATATATTACAAACTATGTAGAGAGTTGACAAATATGAAACTCCATGAGATAGGCAGCTCGGTAAATAGAAACCACGCATCAGTGTTACATGGGATCAAATCTGTATTTCCTACATTAAAAGAATACAAAGATCCTATTTATAAAATATATGTGGAACTAACAGAAAAAGATAGATTACCATTACAACAAAGATATGATCTATTAAACCATAAATATAATGAGCTACATAAATACGCTGTAAGCGATAAACACAAGCAATTATTTGATATAGTTAAACAAGTTCCAGATAATGAATTATATAACGCTGAAATACGTTTTAAAGCTATTACTGACATACTAGTTAACAAAAACAATAAATAATTGTTATTTAAAAAATATCTTTGATTAATCAAATTTTTTCAAAATGAATATAGCAGCAATTCACCCATGTCCAATTTGTATTACTATCACAATAGTAACTTACTTAATATATAGATACTATGAGTCGAGGAGGTAAAAGAGAAGGATCAGGCCGTAAATCAAAGGCTGATGAAGTACAGTTAATAGAGAAGCTTGGACCTCTAGAATCTAAAGCGTTTAGAGCATTAGAAGATGGATTAGAAGCGGGAGATTTTAAATATGTGCAATTGTTCTATCATTACTTTGCTGGTAAACCAAGAGAGACTAAAGATATAAACCTGGCAACAGAGCAACCTTTATTTCAATTAGATGAATGATTTTATTGTAACAACAGCAATAAAGAAACTTAGTAAATTAAACAAAAGAAATAGAGTAGTTCAAGGTGGAACCTCAGCTGGAAAAACATTTGGAATTATCCCACTACTTATTGATCATGCTATAAGAAATCCTAACAAAGAAATATCTATAGTTAGCGAGTCAATTCCTCATCTACGTAGAGGTGCTTTAAAAGACTTCCTAAAGATTATGATTAGCACAGGAAGGTATATAGATGGCATGTTTAATAAAAGCCTCTTAAAGTATCAATTTACAAATGGTAGTTATATTGAATTTTTTTCTATAGAGTCAGCCGACAAACTAAGAGGAGCAAGGAGGAATATCTTATACGTTAATGAGGCAAACAATATTCCCTTTGATGCTTATAATCAATTAGCTATAAGAACTAACGAAACAATATGGATTGACTTTAACCCGACATCATCTTTCTGGGCCCATACTGAATTACAAAATGCAGAGGACACTGACTTTATAAAACTTACATATAAAGACAATGAAGCATTACCTGAAACTATTATTAAGGATATAGAGAAGGCTAAAGTTAAAGCAACTAACTCTACTTATTGGAAGAATTGGTGGACAGTTTATGGTCTAGGAGAGATAGGGAGTTTAGAAGGTGCTTGTATACCTGATTGGAAACAAATAGATCTACCTAACGAAGCAAGACTATTATGTTATGGTATGGACTGGGGATATAGCAATGACCCTACAACTTTAGTAGCAATGTACAAATACAATAACGCATTTATATTTGATGAGGTGTTATATAAGAAAGGGATGCTAAATACAGAGATAAGCAACTTATTAAAGAGTTACGATGTAGACAATATAATATATGCGGATAGTGCAGAGCCAAAATCAATTGCTGAATTAAATAGTTATGGACATACGGTTTTACCATGTATGAAAGGAAGAGATAGTATTGTTTACGGTATTAACTTGATAAATCAAAATGAGATCTATGTAACAACTAGATCAGTTAACATGATCAAAGAACTACAAAATTACATTTGGTTACAAACAAAAGATGGTGAAACATTAAACAAACCAATTGATGCTTATAACCATTGTATTGATGCAATGAGGTATGCAATTACCGCACAATTAGATAATCCTCATCGAGGTTCTTATCATATATATTAGAATTTTAACAAAACTTTAACATTTCTTTAACACTTTAAACTAAACTAAATTTGTATATTAGCTATGTACTTATGTACAAATGTTCATTAAAATACTGAAAAACTGGAAAGTCATTAACATCGAATGCGAGACTTTTAAAACACTTAGGATGAGAATCATAATTCAAACGATCTAAGCAATCCAGAATATTCGAGGAAAGCATTTCTTACATTGAATAAGACTTTAAAGTAAAAATATATAACAAAGCGTTAGTGTAAGATGAGAAACGATGTACTTGTAAGTGATAGGTGATTTTAAGGTGTTGGTCTTATCCCCCAACAGAGTGTAAAGACTCTTAGTCAAAATATTCGGAACGACGTAAGATCTACCAAACCGCAAGCAAGAGAAGGATGTTGGAGAGTACAAACACTCTTAAAGACTCTGACAAAGAAACCGGCAAGTCGCATAGCTGGGAGGTTAAAGTATTGATGCGCAATACCAGACCTAAGGGAGCACCTAACTCGATTATGATATTGAAGAAGTATGGTTAGCCGGAGAAATCCTTAGCGGGAAGAAGGACCGAGTGTTTTGTCAGCACCGAAGCGTCAATGACAGTGGTGAGGGATTCGAATTTCCAAGAGTTGTATAACGTGTACATCCACAAGGGCGGCCAGACAGAATTAGTTCCCCTTATAGATCATGGATTTATAGGGGGTTTTTTTTAACAAAACTTTAACAAAACTTTAACATTTAAAATTATATTAGTTAACGATTGTTAATTATATTTATACTATAATAATAACAACTAAAAATAAACATCATGGAAAATCTATTATCATTGCAAAGTCTAAGAGATTCGTTAAGATCTAAATTAGGAATAAAAATTAAATTTAATGAATTTGACCTAGAGTTTGAGAACGATTCAAAAAAGCTTAGACATTTAGACGACTTATTCTTTAGACTTATAAAAAAATCAAATTTATCACTTTCAAAATTTGGTAGATTAGTTAAACAATAACAGAAAAGGGATTCATTATTTTGAATCCTTTTTTCATATACTAAAATAAAAACAACTTAGAAACTATGGAAGACACTTGGACACTTAAACAACAATTGCATGATGCATTAATAGATGTTGATACATTAAAAATGCAAAAGAGCAGATTAGAAAAGGAACTATATCGCGAGAAAGAATGTTACTACGCAACTGTTAGATCATACGACGAATCAATTCATAAATATCATTCCGATGTTATCAGACATCTAGATCAAGATATTAATAAAATAAAACACTTATTAAAAGGTTGGTACGCAATACCAGATGAACGAGGTCTAGAGATACAATTAACTGACATTATTAAAACAACAATGACTAAAACAATATTAGATTATGAGAAAGCATTACGATAAATTAACACGATTAGCTGCATTAAGTTTATTTTCATTGATCTTATTAGCCGGGAGTTTATTACTTTTAAACCTGGAAAATTTGATCAATATAATACTTGGATTCTAGTAAACAAATTAGTTGGTGTTTAGAAAATCACATTAAGATATATGTCGAGGCAACAAGACAGGGAAAGAATCCACCTGTGGTTGTTGTTATCGACTTTAAAGGGAAAATAAAAAAAGGCAAAACAGAATATAACCAAAAAGATAATTTAGTTTGGATTAGAATAAAAGAAATTTATAGAACTTATTATGATCACTATAATAAGTAATTGTGTTAGTTTGATTTTTAGTTGAAGAGACCTCCGTTTAACATGGGGGTCTTTTTTTTGTTTTATAAAAAAGAAATATGAAAGAATTAAAAATTAGTGATATAACTCTTGGAGATTATCAAAAAGTTATGATCAAAGAAGAGGTTACCGATAATGACATGTTAAAATGTTTTTTAAAGATAACACAAAAAGAATTAGATAAGTTGCCACAAAAAGATGTTGATTCTTATTTAACTCAAATAAATGTTTTGCTAAATACTAAATACGAATTAGTAAGAACATTTAAATTAAAAGGAACACGCTACGGATTCATTCCTAAGTTAGACGATATAACTTATGGTGAGAATCTAGATGTGACGAAATATATAGGTGATTATGGTTCTATGCATAAAGCTATGGCTGTTTTATTTAGACCTATAAAGCAAAAGATTGGAGATAGGTATTTACTAGAAGAATATTCCGGTAGTTATAAATTTGCAGAACAAATGAAACAGATGCCTCTTGATGTAGTGCTAAGTGCTGTGGTTTTTTTTTACAATTTAACCAACGAATTACTGAGTTATACCCTGAAATATTTGAATCAGGAGGCGATCAAGGATTCGGGCCTCAGGACAATTTTTCAAGAAAATGGAGTGGATATTCTGAACTCTATACACTTGCTCAAGGAGACATTACACGATTTGAGACCGTCACTAGATTGAAATTGCATAAGTGTTATGTGTATCTAGCTTATGAAAAAGAGAAAGCAGAGCTAGAGAACTTATTAATAAAGAAAAAATTTAAATAATGCAAGGATTTTACCACATTACTGAGAAAATAAGAGAACAATTACAAAAAGATGACTTTGTTAAAACTGTAACATACGGTGATATATTTGAAGTAGATCTAAGTAAACAAACAATTTTCCCATTATCACACTTTCAAGTAGTAAATGCAACAATGCAACAAAACGTGTGGGCTTTTAACATATCATTATTAGTTATGGATATTGTAGACAAACCAAAGGACTACCGTAAATCTACAGAAAAAGATATATTTAGAGGTAATACTAATGAGCAAGATATATGGAACACTCAGCTAGCTGTGGCTAATAGACTACTAGAGTTATTATATAGAGGGGATTTATACGTTGACAAGTTTCAATTAGATGGGCAACCTATTTGTGAACCTTTTACTGATAGATTTGAGAATGAGTTAGCAGGTTGGACTGTGTCCTTTACAGTTCTAGTTCCTAATGATATGACTATCTGTGTAATACCTCCAGCGTAATGGATAATATAAGAGCAACATTACAAAAATTTGGCAGAGATGTAGTTAATGCTTCTAGGTTTAATTTACAAAACCAAGATAAGAACGTTAGCAAAGCATTATCTGACTCATTAGCTTTTAGTGTAAGTAATGAGCAGGAAGGATTGTACATTGTAGATTTTATAATGAACACGTATGGTTTATATATAGACAAAGGAGTTAGTGGAACAAAGGTAAGAAGACCTTCACCTTATTCGTTTAGAAGTAAAGGCGGCAAACAAGGTTTAAAAGGTATGCCTCCTCCAAGTAAATTTGATCAGTGGGGAATCAAAAGAGGTATTGCACCAAGAGACGATAAAGGTAGATTTTTGCCAAGAAAATCAGCGAATTTTGCAATAGCTAGAAGCGTTTTTGAAAAAGGAATTAAACCTAGTTTATTTTTCACAAGACCATTCACTGCATTTTTTGACAATTTATCAAAAGAACTTAAAGACGATTTTACTACTGAAATAGTAGCAATAATAAATAAATTAGACGATGGCAAAAATTAACACAAGAAGTCCGTATTTTGTAGATTACACAATTGCGAATCTAGACTCTGTAGTTTTAGAAATATATATTTACACAGGAGCACCTCATGGAACAATCACAGGGGTTCCTCAATATACTTTAAACACATCAGCAATAGATGAAAAAGTAAAGTTTGAAATATCTGAACTAATTAAGGATTATATACCTGGCAAAAACAACAATAGTTATTTACCGACTTTAGCAGATGAAAATTATTCAACTGTTTATGTAGATACTAGATTAATTCCTACGGTTTCAGGAGTGGCACAGTCACCCATTGACACGTTGGCTTTAAGGGCCTTTTTAGGTTACGGTTATTTTAACCAAGGAGCTAATCCACAAAATGATGAGGCATTGTTACAAACTAATACCAAAATACTAAAACCTAATAGTAGGAATATAAGGATAGGTGTAGATGTAGAATTAACGGATAGGGTGCAAATTTACAATGGTTATACATTGTTAAATGATGTTGCAACTTCATCCACAGATGCTCAAAACCAAATCGAATATGTAAGTGTTGATCCTATTTTAGATATAGATTCCTATGTTGAACAATTAGAGTTTAACGGTTACGATGTTGAAACAAGTGAATGTCTAGAAAACTTCTTATGCAACTTAACGTTTTTACCTGCAACATCCGCTGTAGTTATAAAAACGAGCGGCGAAAGTACACAGATAAATATAGAAGACACTAACAATCCACCTTGGGATCCAATTAGAGTTACATTTAGAAACAAGTTTGGTGCTTTACAAGATTTATATTTCTTTGGTAATAATAGCAAACGTTTACAAACTAAAAAAGAACAGTACAAGTCAAATATTACAACAGATTCAGGTTATCAGACTTGGGATCCTCAGCAAAAACTATTAACTAAAAATGGAACAGAGTCAATAACTTTAAATTCTGGTTATTATCCAGAATCTTACAATGAAGTATTTAAGCAATTGCTATTGAGTGAACAAGTATGGATATTTTATGAAGATTATTTATTAGGTGCTGTAGTTAAAAGCTCAAGCTTGAAATATAAAAATAGATTAAGCGACATGCTTATTAATTATACTATAGACTTTGATTTTGCTTTTGATACAATAAACAACATTAGATAAATGCAAACGATACAACTTTACATAGAAGATCAAAGAGTTGATTTATTCAAAGACGAATCAGTTACGTTAACAGATACGATTAAGAATGCTAAAGACATCAAGAATGTTTTTACCGCATTCACTCAACAATTTACTTTACCTGCTAATAGTGTTAACAATAAAATATTTAAGCACTATTACAACTATGACATTGTAAATGGTTTTGACGCGAGGATTAGAGTTAATTCTAATATTAAATTAAATTTTAATGATTACAAAGTAGGAAAGTTAAAATTAAATTCTGTTATATTAAAAGATAATAAGCCTTATTCTTATAAAGTTGTTTTTTTTGGTAGCACTGTAGATATAAACGATCTTGTAGGTGAAGATCAATTAAGCGATTTAACATTTGTAGAAGAAAAAGCTACCGGAACAACCACGTCAGTTGTGTCTGATGAGTTAAGAGATACCTCAGCAAGTTTTACTTCAACTGTAAGCCCTGGTGATCGTGTTAAAAATGAGAGCACAAGCCAATATGCCACAGTAATAGATGTTGTAAATAATAGCACTTTAGAATTAGATGATGATATTTTTACAAGTAGTCCAGTTGATTACACTGTTTTTCTTAGTCCTATTTACGGTAATGAGGCTGTAAAAGCTAAGTTACAATTAGATCCTACTGTTGAAAAAAATTCATTAATCGTTCCTTTAATCACTCACACTAAAAGACTTTATTACGATTCATCAGCAAATATCGCTGAAGACGGTAATTTATATTGGCATGGCGGAGGTGGAGCTAATGATCACGGGGTAGAATACAATGATCTAAAATTTGCTATAAGATTGGCAGAAATTATTAAAGCAATAGAAAACACTTACACAACTGCAAATGGTTATCCACAAAATTTAGTTTTTAGTAACGATTTTTTTAGCACATCAAATCCTACATTTAATGATCTATTTATGTGGATGAATAGGAATTTAGGAGATGTTCAAACGAGTACAAGTGTTGATGCGTTTACATTTGTGGTTACACCTTGGAGTGGTGGAACTTCAATAGAGGAGGTTTTTGGTGATGGAACAAATATTTATGTAAACCCATTTAGTGTCGATGGTTTTACTGTTGATGTAGAGATGAACACTGATTTGGTAGATTATACGTTAGTCCTTTTAAGAAATGGAATAGAAATTTATTCTACTACAAGAACAGCTGGTGATGGCGATTTTACATTTGATGAAACAGATATAGGAGTTGCGGCAAGTACTTTAACAGGTACTTTTACAATGCAAATACAAAGTAATGACGTTGTTAGCTTTACAAATATAAACGTTAATGTGACAGGTGAGTATGAAGCACCTCCTTTTGATACTATTACACCTTTAGATGTTGATGTATTTACTGGAGCGTTAGAAACACCTACTATCGCAACTTTTGATGTAGCTTTACAAATGCCTGAGATGAAAGTATTAGATTTTTTAACGGGTCTATCACAGATGTTTAATTTAGTTTTTTATCTTAACGATAATAACGAAGTTGAAGTAAGAACTTTAGATGATGGAACAACTGACAGCTATTATAATTTAAGCGACATAAAAACATGGGATATTACTAAATATGTAGATGTAAAATCTTCACAAGTAGACGTTGCTTTGCCTTTTAGATCAGTAACGTTAAGTTACAAAGATCTTAAAACGTTTTTAGCTTTAAAACACGGTCAATTATTTAATCAACCTTGGGGGGCTGAAAGTTGGAATGAAGACACGCAAACAAAAAGAATAGATGGTAAAGATTATAAGATCATTCCTAATTTTGAGCACATGAAATTCGAAAGGCTTATTGATCAAGATACAAATGCAGACACGACAATACAAGTAGGATGGTCAGTAAACGAGAGCCAAAGTGCTTACAAAGGAAGTCCGTTATTATTTTATCCTATTCTAGTTGATCAAGCAAGTGCGACACCTATTCAATGGTTAGTTAGAAGTACAACAGGTGGGTCTGTAACAGGTGAAGAGGTAGAAGATTACATTATACCTAGTAACAGCGAGAACTTAACTATAACAAGTAATTCAAATAATATAAATTTCGGGCCTATGCCTAACGAATATGCAAGGGAAATATTTGTAGACACTTTGTTCAATAGGTTTTATTATAATTATGTAACTAACATTTTTAGAGAAAACGCAAGACTAGTGAAAATAAATGCTTTTTTACCTTTAAAAATTATACTTAATTATAATTTGAATGATTATATAATTGTGTCAAATAAAAAATATAGAATTAACAGCATTAAAATAAACCTACTTACTAATAAAAGTGAGTTAGAATTAATAACAACATGATAATATTTAAACTTTTAAACACGAGCGAATTTCTAGGTAAGACTGAAAACATAGAAATAGCAAAAGGGAGATATAAATTACCAGAATCTTTAAAAGAAGGTTATAAATTACTTAAACGAGAATTGATATGGCAGAGCAAACAAGCAACATAAAAGTAAATGTAGATTTAAAACAGGCTATTGCTGATTTTGAATTACTTGATAAAAATGTAGAGGAAACAAAAGATAGTATTATAAGCTTAGAGGCACAAATACTTAAGCTCGAAAAAGAAAGAGCAGCCTTAGATCCTAAAGCATTAAATAGACTTAGAGATTATAATGAAGCAATTGATAAAACTAAGCAAAGATTAAAAGAAGAAAAAAATGATCTTAAGCAACTAAATTCTGAAAGGAGTAAAGCCAAAAAAAATGTAGATGAGTTAACTAAGAAAAATAAAGATCTAGAAGGTGCAACCAGCATGCTTGATAGGGCTACAGGTGGATTAATATCTGGCTTTAAAGGAATGAAGACGGCAGTTGGTGGCGCAATAAAATCATTAGGTAAAATGAAAGTTGCTTTATTGGCTACTGGAATTGGACTAATAGTTCTGACAATAGGAGCATTAGTAGCTGCTTTTAAAAGATCGGAAGAAGGTCAAAATAAGTTTGCTAAATTAATGGGAGTTATTGGGGCTGTTACTAATCAGTTATTGGACGGTCTAGCTACATTTGGCGAAGCAATAATAAATGTAATTACAAAACCAAAAGAAGCTTGGAATTCATTTGTGGATGCAATGAAAACAGGTTATGAATTTATAAAGGCACAGGTTTTAGATAGACTTATTGGTACTTTCATGATAGCCCAAGGTAAAGTTGAAAAAGCAATTTTGAAAATGCGTATTGCCTGGAAAAAGTTTTGGGGTAATGATAAAGCAGTTAAAAGTTTAACTAAACAACTAAATAAGGTAGATGAAAAAATCCAAGAAGGAGCAAAGAAAATTGCTAATGCTAATAAACAAATTTCAGACTCATATAATAGTGCTAAAGAAAGCATAAAAGGCGTAATTGATGAAACAATTAGAGAAGGTAAAATTGCAGCGGATATTGCTGATCAGAGAGCTAAAGCTGATAAAATAGAACGTAAGTTAATCGTTGAAAGAGCTGAGGCCACTAGAAAAGTAAATGAATTAAGAGAAAAAGCAGCTAGAAGAGAAGATTTTAGTTCTGAGCAAAGAATTGAATTTCTAAAAGAAGCAGGTAGAGTAGAAGAGGAAATAGTTAACAAACAAATAGATGCTGCTAGAATCAGGCTAGAGCAAAAACAACGTGAGAATGCATTAGGTAAAACAACCAAAGAAGATCTTGATGAAGTTGCAAACCTAGAAGCTAAACTAATAAATTTAGAAGGTAAGAGACTTAGAAAACAGAAAGCTATTAGTGCTGAAATTACAACTAATATAAGAGAAGAGAAAAGAGAAAAAGAAGAAGCTATAAAAGAATTCACTGATAAGTATATTTATCTACCTGGAATGGGGTTTGTTTCAAGAGAATCATGGGAAAAAATGAAAGCAGATGGCAAAGCTGTAGAAGATAAGCTAAAAGAATTTGAAACTAGAAGAGAAGACGAGGCTGCTGAAACAGAATTGCAAAAGTTACAATTAGAAGAACAAAGAACCTTAGCGGAATTAGATAGATTAAATGCTACAGAAGATCAAAAGCTACAAGTAAAGAAATTTTATTCAGATAAATATTTAGAAATAGATGCTAAAAATAAAAAGCAAGAAGAAAATCTAGATAAGCAAGTAGCTGCGGCAAAATTAGCAACAGCTGGACAAGTTTTTCAATTAGTAGGGCAAATAGCTAAAAAAGGAAGTAAAGTTGGAAAGATAGCGGCAATAGGTCAAACGGTAATTAGTGGAATTCAATCTGTTCAAAATGCTTATGCAACTGCTCAAATATCACCAATAACAGCTGTTAATCCAGGTTATCCTCTACAACAAGCGATAATAGCAGGAGCGTTTTCAGCAGCGCAATTAGCTAAACTTATAGCAACTAATCCAGAATCACCTGCAGCAGCCGGAGGTTTAAGACCAACAGAAGGTGGTGGTAATCAACCAGCTGTTCCACAGTTTAATATTGTAGGTCAAGGCGGTCCTAGTCAGTTAGCTAGCGCTCTTGCTGATCAAGAACAACCACCTGTTCAAGCTTATGTGGTTTCACAAGATGTTACAACTGCTCAGAGTTTAGAAAATAATATTATTTCAGGAGCTACTTTAGGTGGATAATTCATAACAATAGTTATTTTTTTGTGTTTTAAAAAAAAGCACAACATGGATAAACCTAAATGCCAATGTGGTAATACTCAGAACGAAAACGGCCATTGTGATGGCTCACATAATAACTTATAAAATTTAACAAATGCCAGTAGCAGAAAGAAAATATAGCACACACTCAGGTGGTGCTAATAAAGATTATTTAGAAACAATTTTAGATGTTTCATTAGACTACTTAACGTCACCATCAAATAAAACGTTTGATGTTCAAATAGTGAAACAGGAATTTCCTGTAGATTTTAGTTTAACTTTGCCTGCAGAAGGAGATACATTCGAAGATATAAGCGGTGGAATTATTTTAAATGACGCTTGGTTTAATTATGATCCAACTGAATTGTATTTTGAAAATTATACAAAAGAAGAAATTCAAGCATTGTCACCAGCGGAACAAAGTAGATTAACTTTAACACCTAGATATAGAGTGTTCTTGGATTCCACGATGCCTTACCCAGCTGGTGGAGGATCTGGTAAACTTACTTTTACTCCTTACACAGATCAAACTAACGCGACGACAGCTCAAGTAATTAACTCGATGTGGACGAATCCTCCTTTTACAGCTAGCGCAAATGGCTTTACAGGTGAGTTTAATTATTCTGTTTATAATAACCAAATAGATGATTATCCAGAAATAGGTGATGATGGCAGCTTATACGCAAATTTCGTAATGAGATTTAGATGTCAATTTTTTACTAAAAATGGACCTACTGCAAAATATGATGCATCAGCTGGAGAAACAGAAGTTAGAAATTTATTTCCTAACGCAAATAATTATTAATAAGATAAAATAAAATAATATGTCAATAACACCAAGAACAATAAGAAACATTTCCATGCCCCCGAATAGATCTTATTTACAAACAGTAATTAAAGTGGGGTTAGGTTTTAATACAGCAAGCGCTGAATACGTGATCATGCAAGATGAGATTTGGGAAGGAACAGGGAGAACTTCTCCGACTCTTGATTTATCACAAATGGACGCAGGTAGAATAAACGTAAGCTGGCCTGGTTTTCTTTCATCAAATTTTGATTACGAAGTAGTTTCACCTTTTAATGTAGAAATTACAGGTCAATACTGGACTGATAATGGACAAAGTGATCTTTCTCCATGGTTTGCATCAGGAGAAGAAATAGATAATAATAACGTTGTATTGTATTCACAAATGGGAAGTGTTTTACAAGATGGTGACGCTTTCATGACGATTACAATATCATTTTACCCACCGTTATCGCAGGAATACGGATTTCTAAAATTTACATAATAGACTAATGAATATAATAGAGCTAGTAATAAACGAAGACGAGGAACTAAGTGGAGTTGATGCTATAAGCGTGGTTGAAGAACCAGCTATAGAATTAGACTTTGTAGCATTAAAAAACCAAGAATTTAAATTAGCGGAGATTTCTGCTGAAAAAAGAATTTTAATGGGTGCAGCATTAGTTCCTGATAAACCTATTTATAGAACAAATGGTGAAGAAGAATTTTATATTTACTTCTCTAAAAAAACGGTAGCTAAAGCTAGCGAAATGTTTCTTAGAAAAGGAAATCAAAACAAAGCCACTTTAGAACATGCTGAGGCAATAGGTGGAATGACTGTCGTTGAATCCTGGCTAGTAGAAGATAATGTACATGATAAATCACGAAAGTACGGACTTAACGTACCTGTAGGAACCTGGATGGTTTCCATGAAGGTGTACAATGATGAAGTATGGAATGAATATGTTAAAACAGGAAGAGTCAAGGGCTTCTCAATTGAAGGTTACTTTGCGGATAAATTAGAAAGGCCACAAGATAAACAAAAAGATCAATTAAGCGAAGAGGAACAAATAATAAAAAAAATAATAGATGCCCTTAAATAAAAATGAAGCAACACCTAGTCGAACAAGCCCTGTAGGAGGTAGACGTGGATGTTTATGTAAAGACGGAACTTACAACTCTAAATGTTGTGACGGAACATTACAAGCTCAAGGAATCGGTCCTACAACAGGAGGAAACAATTAAATTTATAACGTAAAAATATTTTTATTGTTTTTTAAAAAAATAATTCAATATATATAGAAAATGGATGCAAACGTAACTTTAAATAAAGTAAGGACTATTCTAGGATTAGAAGTAATATTAGAGGAAAAATTACTTGAAAACGGAACTATGTTTGTCGCTGAAAAATTCGAAGGCGGCAACGAAGTGTTTATCCAAGCAGAGGATGAGCAAAAAATACCTGTACCAGCAGGAGAGTATATGATGGAAGACGGTCAAACACTTGTCGTTAAAGAAGACGGCTTAATTGACGAGATAAGAGATGCAGAAGAAAAAGAAGAAGAAGATGAGGAAATGGGATATGAAGAAAAAGAAGAAATGAGAGATGACGGTAAAGAGGCTGCAGTTGATGACTGGGAAGGTATGGAAAAAAGAATTAAAAATTTAGAAGATGCAATTGCAGATCTAAAAGAAAAGGTTGGCGGAGAGCAAAAAGAAATCGAAGAAGATTTATCGGCTGAAGTCAAAGAAGAGTTATCTGCGGAACCTAAAGAAATCAAGCACAATCCTGAAGCTAAGAAACAAGTTGAGTTAACCAAAATTGGAAAAGTTTCTGATTTAAGACAAAGAGTATTTAGTAAAATATTTAATAGCTAATAGATGAGCGTACCTGAATCAAGACAAATTATATCTGTACAGGGATTACCACCTGGAAGAGACTATTTAGTTTCTACTATTGGTGTATCAGCAGATGCAGGTGTTAATTTTACTAAGGATGAAATTTTTAGTGGACAAGGTTATGATCAACCAGATCTTAACTGTGACTTAACAGCTACACCAGCGGCAAATCTTGAAGTAAACATGTTTTCTTTAACGAATCCTATGCCAAATTTAGGAGAATATTTCTTATCTAGTGGCGCTTCATTTGCTAATTTACCAGGACCTTTTGCAATTAATACTTCTGGTTGGTCAAATTGGGGTAATAACGATCCTACTGCATTAAACGAAATAGTTACATCTTGGTTTTTAAACGAAGAGGAGTCTGGAGTGGACTCTATGATCTTATATTGTCAAGGCTCTTTCCTTTTAGAAGATGGAATTTTAAATCATGAAATAGAAATTAGATTTTATCCTAATAGAGCTAACGCAATATTAGAGGCAAGAGGTCTAATATAAAAATAATTTTAATCAATAATTAATAAACAATGGCAACAACAGTAAACATTACAACAACCTACGCTGGAGAATTTA